GAAGTTATGAAAATTTTTTTAGATACCGCAGAAACTGATTTAATCAGAAAATATTATGGAACAGGATTAATTGATGGTATCACAACAAATCCTACTTTGATTCGAAAAAGTGGTAGAGATCCAGAAGAAGTCTATCAAGAGATTCAAGATATAGGAATCAAAGATATTAGTATGGAAGTCGTTGGTGATGCTAACGAAATGATTGAAGAAGGAATAAGACTCGCAACAAAGTTTCCAAATTCAGCAACAATTAAAGTTCCTTGCACTCCTGATGGTTTACTTGCATGTGCAGAACTGTCGGTGAAGAACTTGATTAGAGTAAATGTAACTTTGATATTTGATGTTGCACAAGCAATACTAGCGGCAAAGGCAGGAGCAACTTATGTTTCTCCATTCGTAGGTAGATTAGATGATAATTCAATTGCAGGTTTAGAACTTATTAAAGATATTGATACGGTCTATAGAGTACAAGCAATTCATAAAACAAGAATACTATCAGCATCAATCAGATATGTGAATAGTGTATCTCAATCCTTTGCAAATGGAGCTGATATTGTTACGATGCCTCCTGCAGTATTTGATAAAATGTACAATCATGTTCTTACAGATAAAGGTTTAGAGATATTTGAGAATGATTGGAAATCAACACAAACTGTATAGCTTGACACATTTTTGATCCCGTGGTATACTAAATACCATTACATAAACGAAGGACTCGAAAGATCGTAACCCTGCGTAGAATGTAAAAATCTTGTCGAAAGATTTTCCATCCGCAGGTTTTTTATTATCTGCGAGACACTTTAAAAAAAATGTTTAAAACTTCAATTGCAGCTCTTGCTGCCGCCCCTCTACTTGCCTCTGGTGCTGCATTTGCTGGCCCTTACGTTAATTTGGAAGCAACTGGTTCATATCCTGACGGTGCATATTCATCTGGTGGATTAGAAGCAGTAGTCGGATATGAGGGAGCAACAGAGACAGGAATCGGTTGGTACGTTTCTGGTGGTCCTACAGTGACTCATACAGAAACTGCTGATGAGTTCGGTGATGTAGAATTCGTTGGATACCTTGGTGGTTCTTATGATAAGTTCTATGGAGAAATCTCTGGTGTAACTGCTGAAGATGATGTAAACTGGGGTGGTAAAGTTGGTGTGAAGTACACATTCTAACTTCATAACATAACAGATTGTAAGGAGGGGTTGCATCCCCTCCTTTTTTATGCTATATTGTAGTGGATAAAGTAATATATTATGCCGAGTAGAGAAAAAGTCAGAGCACAAATGAAATCTAGATTTTATTATATGTTCTGGGGTGCTGCTACTGTTGCTGTTGTAACAGGACAACTGTATGTCGGTACATCTTATCGTGCTATGGCAAAGTCCATGAACAGATGGTTTGATGAAGCAGTTGAAGCACTCATAGATAATACTAAACCAAGAGGTACATACGAACCTTTAGTTCCTCCTCCAACAGGAGATTTTCGTGACTATGGTAATGGAGTCGTATATCTAGAGGATCTTGATCCTGATGACTATATCATTTGGAAAGAAACTGACAAATATACAATTAAACAATAATATGTTAGCAACAGCACTAAAAGAAGGGACTAAAAAGTCTCATACAGCAGCAGAAAATACTAAGTTTGTATCTTCCTTTCTTAGAGGGGTGTTAGATCCAGAGGAGTATCGTAAGTTGCTTACTAATTTCTATTACGTTTATGATGTAATGGAATTTCACATCAAAAATTCTGATGACCCTAGAGTCAAAGCAATATACTATCCAGAATTAGAAAGGAAAAAATATCTTGAAGAAGATCTAGAATACTTTTACGGTCCTGGTTGGAAAGAGATGCAAGAACCCTCAGAAGCTGCTGCAACTTATTTCTATAGGATTCATGAGGTAGCAGAGCAAGATCCATATCTTCTCATTGCACACCATTACACCAGATATATTGGCGATCTATCAGGTGGTAAAATTCTAAAGGGAATTACAGAACGTGTTCTTAAACCACCAGTGGGAAAAGGATTAAAATTTTATGAGTTTCCTGACATTCCAAATGCAAAAGATTTTAAAAATAATTATAGAGAAATTCTCAATAACCTAGGAATGACTGAGAGTGAAACAAATGCTTTGATTGCAGAAGCAAACTATGCATTTAGATTAAACATGTATATGTTTGAAGAGATTCAAGGTAATGCTGCTAAATCTTTTTGGCAGTTATTAAATAGTTTTGCTCAAGATTTTCTACAAGAAATGATTGTATCTAAAAGGTTTAGAAAATGAATAACATTGGATTAGAAGTTGTCTTCTGGACTATACTAGGAGTATATCTCCTAGCAAAGTTAGGAGTGTTTAAAAAATGAATTGTTGGCACTGTGGAACTGAGTTAATTTGGGGAGCAGATTTTGACATGGAGGATACAAACGATGGAGAGGAGTCTGAATATGATTTCTGGTCTAGTTTTACTTGTCCTAAATGTCAATCATACGTAGAAGTATTTCATCACAAATAAAAATGGATTCTTTTAGCAACGCAACATGTCCTACTTGTAATGCACAATGGTTTGGTGGACAATTATATTGGTCTACAGGTAAGGAAGGAGATCCACATGACCTTGCAGGTCTAGTTTGTAATACTTTAAAAAACTATGGTTATGCTAAGAAGTGTATAAATCCATGCAGAGGTTCTACAAGTGGTGTAACATGGCAACATTACCAAAACGAACTTGAAAGATACAAAGATGATGAATAAAGTGAATGCTAGATTGAATGATAGGTAATATTATACTTTCCCTATCACTTTATCTTAAGATTCAAACTTATGAAAAAATTTTTAGTAATGTTCCTTTTACTAGGAACTCTTTTACCTTCCGCAGAGGCTAATGTTTCTCCAGAGGGTATTCCAAGAAGACCACGAGACTTCTCACCAGAAGGTCGTCCAAGAACTCGTAAACCAAGATGTAAAACACATGGTAAGGTTGTGGTATGTAAAATGCCAAGAACGCCAAGACCTCGTAAATGCACTCGTTTCAATCCTTGTATTCCAAGAGATTACTACCGTCCTAATCCACCAAGAAGAATTCCTATGCCACTTAAATATAATTTACCGAATGGTTGATACAAGTTAAGTAAAATAGGAATTATATCAAGGAGATCTTGACGATCTCCTTTTTTATTGTTATAATAAACCCGTATAATATAATATTATGAGCATACAACTTGCACTATTAAAATCTGGAGAAGAAGTAATTGCTGATATCAAAGAATTTAGAAATTCTGATGATCAATTAGTATCTTACTTCTTCGGTAATCCATACGCTATAAGAGTTAGTCATCCAGAACCACAACTTCTTACAGAAGGAACAAAACCCTTGAATCAAGAAGTTATATATTATAAGTGGATGTCTTTATCAAAAGATGATAATATTATTGTCGATAAAGATTGGATAGTTTGTATTACTGATCCGTTAGATTCAATTAAACAAAATTACGAGGACAAAATTAATGGAAGACATGGAAGAAGTGAACCAACCAGTGGATCAACTGATGGACATGATTCCAGAGGAGGAACCTCTGGAGCAGACGGAGGATTTATCAATCCAAATATTGTACTTAACGAATAATTTAGTTTTAGTCAGTAAGATAAAAGAAGTCATAGCAGATATTGGTCAACCCGATTGTATGTTGGAAGATCCTTGTGTGATTAAAGATAATAAAGTTATTAGATGGATGTCTAACGTAACTGAAAGTTTGCAAATGTTTATAAGTTCTGATAAGATATTAACATTGGTTGATCCCAACCAAAAAATACTTGATGATTATCTTGAGACTATTAAATGAGGTTTTACACCAATGTCCACCAAAGGTTTAATGAAATTCTTGTCCGTGGATATGAAAATGGCAAGCATTTTACTGCGAGGGAAACATTTCATCCCACTTTTTATGTACCTTCGAAGAAAAAATCGAAGTTTAAAACCCTAGAAGGAGATAGTGTAGAACCAATTAAACCTGGTAAAATATCTGATTGTAAAGAATTTATTGAAAAATATTCTGGTGTTGAAAACTTTAGTGTGTATGGAAATGACAGATACATCTGCCAGTATATTTCTGAAACATATCCCGAAGAAGAAATTAAATTTGATATTAGTAAAATTAAATTAGTCACGATTGACATCGAGGTTGCTGCTGAAAGTGGTTTCCCTGATGTCTTTAATTGTGCGGAAGAATTACTCGCAATTACTCTACAAGATTACACAACTAAAAAGATAATTTGTTTTGCTTCACGTCCATTTAATAATACAAGAAATGACGTAAGGTATGTTCAATGTACGGATGAATATAATTTAATAGATCGTTTTCTAGAATATTGGCAGACAAATACACCAGAGGTTATCACTGGTTGGAACTGTGAGTTATATGATATTCCATATATCGTAGGACGTATCGAAAGATTGATGGGTGAAAAGAAAGTTCGTAAACTTTCTCCTTGGGGTTATGTAAGAAAAAAAGATTTTGTTGTACAAGGTCGTAAACAAATATCTTGTGAGATGGCTGGTATATCAGTTATTGATTACCTTGACCTATATCGTAAGTTTACATATACAAACCAAGAATCATATCGCTTAGATCATATTGCTTTTGTTGAACTTGGCAAAAAGAAATTAGACCACTCTGAGTTTGATACATTCAGAGATTTCTATACGGGTAATTGGCAAAAGTTTATTGAATATAATATCATTGACGTAGAACTCGTAGATCAACTTGAAGATAAGATGAAGTTGATTGAACTTTGTCTGACGATGGCATATGATGCAAAGGTTAATTATACAGATGTATTTTTTCAAGTAAGGACTTGGGATTCAATCATATATAATTATCTGAAGAGGAAAAATGTTGTGATTCCTCCGAAGGTGAGAACAGATAAAGATTCACAATATGCAGGTGCATATGTTAAAGAACCAATACCTGGCAAATATGATTGGGTGGTTTCTTTTGACTTGAATAGTCTGTATCCACACTTGATTATGCAATATAATATTTCCCCAGAAACATTACTCGACCAGAGACATCCATCGGTCAACGTTGATAAAATTCTATCTGAGGAAGTAACATTTGAAATGTTCAAAGATTATGCAGTATGTGCAAATGGTGCGATGTATCGGAAAGACATCAAAGGGTTCTTACCCGAACTGATGGAGAAAATGTATAATGAACGAGTTATCTTCAAGAAGAAAATGATTGAGGCAAAGAAAGCTTATGAAAAAACCAAGACGAAAACGTTGGAAAAAGAAATTGCCCGTTGCAACAATATCCAGATGGCAAAGAAGATCTCTCTTAACTCTGCTTATGGTGCTATCGGCAATCAGTATTTTCGGTATTTTAAATTAGCAAACGCAGAAGCAATTACTTTATCTGGTCAAGTTTCAATCCGATGGATTGAAAATCGGATGAATCGTAAACTAAACAAAATTTTAAATACGGAGGATGTTGATTATGTTATTGCTTCTGATACCGATTCCATTTATCTTAATCTGGGCCCTTTTATTGACGCAGTATACCAAGGCAGAGAGAAGACTACTGAAGGCATTGTGTCGTTCCTTAATAAGGTGTGTGAAGTGGAATTTGAAAAGTATATTGAGAGTTCTTACCAAGCGTTGGCGAACTATGTAAATGCG